TACGAGCACTCGTGACTCCTCTCGGTATTGCTGATGCGGATGCGTGGGTCACGGAACTCATTGATGAGTACGACCGGATAGAACTCACCAACAATCCGACATGGGCTAACTTTCGGAACAAGATCATCAGCGATGGAAAACTGCTGGCGATGGAAGTGTTTGCTGCGATGGAAGCGGCAATCGACCGACTGACGACAACTTCGCAGGTTCGAGAAGATATAAACCTGATGGACTTGCGTGAAGAGCGCGATAACATCGACGCAGCGATTGACGAGATGAATGTGCTTATCGCAGCGCAACCGAATGACGCAGTAGGTCGCCTCGTGAAAGAGACGTTACGCATAGGGAAGGATCTTCTGCGTACACGGAAGGAACAGGTACGAAATGAAATTAGAGCAATCACAGGTGATCCAGATTCACTCTAGGAGAAGACGATGAAAGGGTTCAAACAAGGCGCGCAGTGTGGAACGGGAGTAGCATCCCACGGCGAAGCAATGGGGTTCAAGAAAGGTGGCCGAGTGAAGGTCAAGGACACTGGCAACATGCCAGCGAAGCCGGACGGTGACAGTCAGCAAGAGAAGGAAGCTGGAGGTCGCCCGAAGGTTCGCCCAGGATACAAGAAGGGCGGAAAGGCAATGAAGAAAGGCGGCAAGCGAGCCGGGAAAGCAGTGAAGCGCGGGAAGAAATAAATGGCAACTTCAGGAACAGTAGGACAGACGGTCTTTGAGACGCGGAAGGTGATCGACCATGCCCTCCGTCGTTGCAAGGTTCCGCCTCAGATAATCACGAGTGAGCACATAGACACGGCTCTGGATCTGTTGTTCCTGAACCTGTCTGCGCTCGCGTCTTACGGAATCCCGCTATTCGTCATTGAGAAGGTTATCTTGCCCATCTATCGTGGTCAGCGCTCAGTGCCGCTTCCGGCAGGAACGGTCGATATGATGACCATGAACATCCGTGACCTGAACAGGGTACTCGGTCAGACTGATTCAGCGAGTGAAGGTATTGCGGCGAATGCGTTTGATAGCGATCTGACGACGTCACTCGTGCAGACCATTGCGGCTGGATGGGTTCAGACTGACTACGGTGACGGGAATCAGGCGCAGATCGACAACTATGGCATCTTCTTCACGAACGCAGTGGCTGAAGTATGGGACATCACCATACAAGGGTCGCAGGATGGCATCACGTTCACTGACATCTATGCGAACGCGGAGCTTGATGCTGTTCCAGGTGACTGGTTCTGGCTCGATTTGGAGGAGCAAGTCCCCTGGAGGTTCATTAGACTTCAGGCGAACGGCCTCACGATCCTCAATATCGCGGAATTCTACCTCGGAAACACTGCCAACGAGATTCCAATGCCGAAAATCGCGTTGGATAGCTACTCGAACCTCCCTGATAAGACGTTCTTGAGCCGTCCGACGGAGTATTGGTACGATAAACAGGGAACGACGCCGAGTGGGCAGAGCATTCTGACTGTCTGGCCGCTCCCAGACACTGAATTCACGTTCTTTCAGTACATTCTCTACGTCAAACGGCAGATTCAGGACATCGGTACGATGGTCCAGGAGATTGAAGTCCCTCAACGGTGGTATGAGTTCGTGATCTGCGACCTAGCGCGCAAGTGTGTGAGGGAAATTGCTGAAGCAGACATTAGTCGACTGCCTATACTGGACGCAGACTTTGAAAAGGAGTCGATTAACGTCTGGGCTGGCGAGGATGACGGCGCTCCAGTGCGCATCACGCCACGAATAGGAGTATATACAAGGTGAGCATCTTCATAGACCCATCTGGTGAGTCAACATTCGGCATCGGCATCTGCGCAAGGTGCAGCCGAAAGATGAAGCTCGAGGATCTGTACGACGATCCGAATGCTCCAGGCCTCAAGGTCTGTCTTGATGACTTGGATGACTATGACCCGTATCGCCTAGCAGCAAGACCGACGGAGGATATCAACCTTATCTTCACGCGGCCGGATAGACCACTGAATGAACTAGACGGGGACCCGACGTTCTCGCTGTTCTACATACGTCAGATCGGGGATGGACAGCTTCGCGTGACGGAGTCAGGGGAGTTCCGTGACATAGAACAAGCACTGGACGGCGGAACGCCTCCATGGGAGTTATAGAATGAGCGTAAAGATTACAGATTTAGGAGCCATCGTACCTCCTCTCGTTGGGACGGAGGTGATGGAGATCGTTCAGGATGGTCTGAGCAGGAAGGTCACAGTCACCGAACTTTCTGCTGGCATCGGTGGACTTGATGCGGACTTCGTAACGCTCAGCTTGAACGCTCAGCTTCCGAATGAGCGAGTGCTGACGGCTGGCACTGACATCAGCATTGTTGACGGCGGACCAGGAGGTACGATCACGATCAATGCAGTGATCCCGACTCCTCCGGCCGGTAATCTGCCGGTTCCAACGGTCAACGGCTCGATGTTGTTCTCTGACGGTGCGACTGCGTGGCTTGAAGCCGTAGATCTGGCGTGGGATACTTTCTCAGTTGCTGGTGCTAACACCATGGATCTCGCCAGTGGCGTGACGCAGGGTGCGACGCCCATGATGCGCTTCAGCACGATTGCCCCAAGTGCTAGGATGATGGAGTTCCGTTCTACCGCGTCCACGAACTATGAGATCTTCCGTTGCTACGACCAGACGGTGACGCAATACTTCAACATGCGACACGACTACTCGCTGTCGTCATCCAACCATCGGCTCCACGTCGAGCATACTGGCAACGCCGATATTCTCACGTTCGTCAACAACGGAGACATGTATTTCGCTGGTCAGTTTGACATCCTGTTCGACCGCAGCGCACAGATGCTCAAGATCGGCAACAGTTATCACATCCAGTTTGATGAGCGAGCGTCTATCGCGTCTGTTGGTGCTGGTGACGGTGCAATCTATGTGCGGAATGACACTCCGAATGTCCTGATCTTCAAGGACGAGAACGATACTGAGTGGGTGTTGAACACTGCTGGAGGAGGCACGTTAGCAGCACTCACCGACGTTGATCTGACCGGACAAGCTCAGTACGACCTACTCTTCAACGTGGACGGATCAAACTGGGAGGACACTGCTGGTGATCTGATCTTTGATGTTGCGGCACAGGCTCTTCAATTCGCGGCTGGATTCGGCATCAACATGGGAGCCACTCCGACCAGAGTTTTGGAGATGGCATCTTCAGGTCTTCCATCGACCACTATCGAACATACGACTGTCGAGGTGATCGCCGAGGTCAGCACGTCAAGCAACTCAGAGGTCGACGTCACGGGTGGTGTTCTTCCGTTGCTTACTGAGGGAGATGACTACCTCATTATGGGCATTGCTCAGCATCATCAGGGCAATACTGGCGGAGAGAACGTCCACGGAGCAGATATCGCGATCGCGTCTCAAGCAGGTGTTCCGCTCAGCAACTGCCGAGATGACATTGAACCTCCTGCGTGTGCAGTTGCTTCGGATCAAGGTGCGTGGTTCACTGGTATGAACGGGATCACGTACACGGCTGCTGCTTACGGTCAGATTCGCCTCGAGCATTCGGCTGGAACGGCGCAGACTCACTATGTCAACAACGCGAGCTTGATGGCATTCAATCTTACTGATTTTGGTACAGAGAATGTCGATTGGTGGAGGGACGTCACGGCTCCATTCGTTACGGTGACAGATGCCGGATGGTCAAACCTATCCCCGAGCGTTACGATTGGCGATGGCGTCAGCGACTGGTTGATCTTCGGTACTTTCCAGTGTGATCAACCACAGGCAGGTGGACAGATCCAGTTCGGTCTGTTCGATGGCTCTGTCAATACTGAATACGCGATGCATCAGTTCGCTGATGTTGCTGACATCAAGAGCATCGTCTTCTCTGCTGTCTTAACTGGGATTGCCTCAACGACCTTCCAGACTGCGGCTCGTGCTGTTGCCGCTTCTGGTGACACGGCTCGAATCTTTACCAGTGGTCTCCACGTTCTTCGTTTGAATAGGTTCGCACAGTACTCTATCCAATCTGCTTCCGGTCCTACTTCCCCAGGAAGCGGAGCTGAGTTCTCGTTGCTCACCGACAGCATGGTCGCGAATTCCAACAGCGATTGGGGGATCTTCGCCTTCGTCAGGAACCAGTGGATTGGAAACACTCTCTCCGGTACTTCTTACGGTCGAGCGAATATCAACGCCGGAGGATTCACAACCATCGCAGGGTTCGATACGCCTCCTCAAGCAGTTGTAGAGAACGCGACTAATGAGTTGACTCCTAGACCGTTGGTCCCGCGTATCACGGAGCTCACAGGCGTCGTGGCGACGGATACCGTTGGAGCAGAACTACGGTGGATTCCTCCTGCGACGTTTGGACCTACAAGAGCAGCCCTATATCATATGGTCATGTTCACGTGGGACACGTTTGACAGTTCTGTCAACGCGACCACACTAGGTGATCCGACTGTAGATACTCAGATTGACGGTGCAGCAGTCAACCTCTTCGGCGAGTATAGCTTCCCGCTCCTTGACGGTGCAGCAGGTGAAGGTCTCGTCACTGACGGTCTTGGTCAACTGTCATTCGCGGCAGCGTCCATCCCTGACCCACTGATCCTCGGGTCTATCAACTTGACCAGTGCGCTGTCTACTTCAACCCTCGGCGCTCCGTACACCAACGTACCGATCAACATCGGTAATAGTTTGACGGGTACGCAAGGCATGACGCAACTGTCACGTCAGAGGATTCAGACGAAGCCTAGTGCATTCAGTTTCAACTCTACTCTCTTCATCAACATTGATGGTGCGGGTACTTCCGGGTCTGATACGTACATCGGTGGTCTTAATAGCGCGGGCATTGAAGTTGAGTTCGGCGTCGCTGTCAGGCTTCAGCATGGTCTTGCGTCTTCTGTCGTCCTGGAGACAATAACTGGAGGCGTCTTGCTTCCAGATGGTTCGTTATACGTTACAGATAAAGCAGCACAAGGCGCGTTCACTGCTGGTCGCGGTGAGTTCTGGGCGCGAAACGATTCACCGAGTACGCCGATGTTCACGACAGACACTGGCGTCGATATTGACCTGAGCGCAGGAGCAGCGAGCTCACTCCAGGCAACGATGGCCGTCGGCGCGACCACTACTATTGATCTTCAGATCATCACTGGTGCTGCGCTTACGATCTTTGACGCAGCCGACTCTGACAGTGTGTCGATGGAGATCAACACTACAACGATGGCTCCGGCAGAGGCCTTCGTCTTCACAGCAAGCGTGAACGTCGAAGTCTACTCGTTTGATGAAGGCATCAACATTGACGGTGGCGATCTGAACTTGGGGTCTGCGGGTGATATCAACTTCTATAGGTACGGTGATGCGGTCAGCTCCAGCATGGGTGATGACGGAACTGATATCAGAATCCAAGTCGTTGGCGGAACATCAACCTTCTTTGTACAGGCTGATTCAATTCGCCAAAGTGAATCGGCGTCTCCTGCTCCCAACATCGCAGGTCGAGGTCAGTGGTGGACGCGTTCGGCAGCACCGTGTCGCCCGATGTACACCGACGATACTGACGTTGACCAAGAGATGGATCCATCACGTTCGGATCTCAACACACAGAACGGCAACTATACGTTCCTGATGACAGACAAAGGCAAGACGATCTACAAGGCATCAGGCGGAGCGGGTGAAACGTACACCATCCCCGCGAGTGGAGCGGTCGCGTACCAGATCGGCACATGGATCGCTATCGACAACGATGGAGGAGGTAATCTATCTATCGCCATCACGACTGACACGCTAGTCGGAACTGATGGAGCCACAGGAACTCGAACTCTTGGAGATAACCACAGAGCGTTGATCCAGAAGATCGGTGCGACTCGGTGGCGCTATCAGGCAACTGATCTATGAGTTTCTTTCACGCATCTTCTGGGATCACCCGAGGTCCGGCCGGAGTCGTTCCGTTCGTCAGTGATATTGAGATTGAGGATTCCGTTTCCTCTGGTCAAGTCGCGGCAAGGATACGCTTCGGCAGCACTGGCGGCGACTCAAGGGACTTGTACAAAGAACACGCTCTGGGCACCTTCTTTCTCATGGGCAATGATGATGCATCTGTTCCGGTGGATCATACTGGTGAATGGACTTCTGAAGTTATCACCGCATCAGAGTGGGAGGTCGCGATGCTCTCTCTGGACTCGGGGTCGTTCCTCACCACCTTTGCAGGACTCGGGGTTTACACCACGCTGGACACGGCTGACATCGTCTACGGGAACTTCCGAATCGGAGGCAAAGGTTACACTCCAGGCACGACGACTGGAACGGCTACCTTCCGCATCCGAGAGGTCGCGGTTCCCGCCAACTTTACCGACTTTGAAGTTATCTGCACAGGAATACAAACATGATCACGTTGCCACCTTACATCTACGACAGAGACAGCTACCATCAACTTCCGATGGCTGATCGTTGGATAATGAACAAGCTCCAGGTCGCAGAACGACTCGGCTATACTTGCGGACCTGTCGGTACTAGACCTGTCGTGGCTACCCCGGTGATCGTTAGACCCCAGATGAACATCTTCGGACAAGGGAAGGGAGGCTTCTACGAGTATGATGAGTGGCCGTTCGCTGCATGGGACAACGTGCCGAACTCTAACCCTGGATACTTCTGGTGTGAGCAGTTCACAGGTCGCCACGCTTACACGCAGTTCGTTGACGACGTCGCTCGATACTGCGCGTACTCAGAACCGGTCACGCTCGCTGTGAATCAGATGTGGGTCGGCGTTGAAGACATCGCACTGACAGAAGCTCCAGCGCTCCCTGTCGAGCTACAAGGAATTTCAAAGTACCTGTATGTTGAATCCATCGGTGGCAACATCATTGAAGTGTCGCCACGAATGGGAATGACAGGCGCGAGACAAGTTATCATTGACGAATACAAGTTGATCGACCCAACGTGGGTTGAACCCAACGACATCGAATTTGGCATGGTTGATCAACGAGTCATGCCGGATATAGCCGGAGGATTTAGATGGGAGGTTCGAGAGAACACCCGTCGGCCCTTCACCGTAGATCTATAACAAAGAGGAAGTACAATGAATGCACAGACGCAACCACAACAAGTCCAAGTTCAACCTGAGCAAGTTCAGGCAGCGGCACAAGCCGGAGTGAAGTTACTGATGGATGACGCCCGTATAAGTATCCCGCCGAGTATGGCGCAGGATGGTACGTTCGTTCTCCTTACCGGGTTACTCCAGGCTCTGGCGACTGGTCAGGCGGTCTTGGGCAATCCGGTAGACGCTGAGCCTGAAGGTGGCGAAGGCAGCGGAGAACCGCAGGAGTAAGATGATGGCAGGTAGCACAGCGAAGGAACGAGGGATACGGATCGGAATCAATCAGATCGTGACGTATGCCACTCTGATCCCCATACTCTGGTTCATCGGTCAGCCCATAATCATGGATGCTATGGCCGAGGATATCAAAGAGATGGTACAGACTGAGATCGCTCCGATGAACTCGGCCTTCGTTGCGCTGCTCCGAACTAACGTGGCAAACACCAGACGGAAGATTGCTCACCTTGAATTCAAGCGTGACAATCCACCGGACGATGACTGGACGGCTCAGGATGCAGAGGACTTAGTGAATCTGCATCTTGAGCTTTCTAGCAGCCAGCAAGCACTGACAGCATTGACGAATACTAGCTGATGAACCTTACACTACATCGTTTCTCTGGCGCGACTGAATCTACCCTCGGCTTAGTATTCGTCGAGGATAGATTTTCGTGCTACTCGTTGGAAGATCAATGGAACGTACCGAAGGTTCCGGGAGAGACTCGCATCCCTCCTGGTAAGTATCAGATCATACTCCGCACAGAAGGCGGCATGAATGAACGGTACAAGGATCGGTTTGACTTCCATAGGGGAATGCTCTGGCTTCAGGACGTCCCAGAGTTCACCTTTATATACATCCATACAGGCAACAACGATGATCACTCAGAAGGGTGCATCCTTGTCGGGGATGGACAGGTTCAGAATATAACCGAGCGGGGACAGGTGACGAGTTCAGTTGCTGCGTACACCAGACTCTACAAGGTTATCACAGAAGCACTGCTTCGCGAAGAAGTGTGGCTTACAATCAAAGATGAGGAGTTAGCATGAACACAATCGTTGGAGCACTAATCGCCGCGTTGATTCTCTTCGGGTCTAGCATCGTTACGCTATTCACGAACAACCCGGATCTGACATTCGCGCAACTTACGACCGCGACGTGGGTGTCGCTCGTCGGTGGCGCTGCCGTAGCATTTCTCAAGGACTTCCAGGCGATTTCCACCCGTCGCTTGGTGAACAAGGTCACTGGATCGGGTGATGGAGGAGGTACAGTATGACACGACTGCAAATAAAGCAGACCGCTCAGACTCTCTACCTTGTCGTAATCGCGGTCGCGCTCCAAGCGTGTGCGGCTTCTAACCCGATTGCGAAAGCAGAGACGACAGAGCAGAGAGCGTTCGCTACGTATGGAACGTTCGTTATCATCGAGGAGCAAGCCGCGAAGCTTGTTTCTAGTGGAGAGATCCCTAGAAGCGCAGTGATCGCGATTGGCAAAGCCGATGAACGAGCGAAGCCAGTGGCAGATTCACTGCTAGACGCAACCCTGGAGTTCACAGTAATCAGGGCTGAGTTTGAAGCGAACGGCGAAGGGCAGGAACAGTTCGTTGAATCCATGAATGATCTGAATAGTTGGGTTGAACGAGCGAAGCCACTCATCGCTAATCTTATATCCGCAGTGAAGGGAGCAGAACAATGAATATCATCCAACTGATCCTAGTCGCTATTCGCGGATTGGCCGTCGTCACGAACAACCCCGCTATCGGCGGAGGTTCCAGTGTGCGACTTGACGAAGCATCTAAGCTGCTCAACCTTCTTGGTGAACTGCTTGAACGCGGAGATGAGGCGCATACGGAGCTGAAGGAGTTTGCCGAAGTGATTGAACGGATGGCTAAAGAGGGACGAGCGCCGACGAACGCTGAATGGGATACTCTGAAGGAGCGCAGCGATGCGGCTCACTCTGTACTCCAGGCAGCGCTCGCGGAAGCAGAAGCAGAAGAGGAACCTGAGTTTGTTCCCGTGGACCGTGGAGGCAACCCACTCGAACCAACTCCGGCAGTGGATACGCTACCGGACGACGATGAGCCGGTCGTAGACCCTGACGCTCAGTAAGGAGTAAGAAGATGCCAACCGCAATGACATTTGATTCACTAGTGACAGACGTTCAGCAGTACCTCGAACGAGGCACGTCCGTTGACCCGACGGTGTTTGATCAGATTCCACGTTTGATCAACCTTGCAGAACGTGACCTCGCAAGAGCGCTGAAGATCCAAGGCTTCATCAATGTCGTCACTGGGATTATGGCTGCTGGTGTCTCCGTGTATGCCAAGCCAGATCGATGGAGAGATACGGTTAGCATCAACTTCGGCGTGGGAGTAGAGGAGGTGAGAACCCCTCTATTCCCGCGTTCTTATGAGTACTGTCGGCTCTATTGGCCTGACGAAGCTCTTCAGATACAACCGCAGTTCTACGCGGACTATGATTATAACAACTGGCTCTTCAGCCCGACGCCGGATTTTGCGTATCCATTTGAGATACTGTATTATCAACTTCCGGCGCTGCTGGATCTAGTCAATCAGACCAATTGGTCAACAGATTATGCGCCGAACGCATTGCTCCACGGAGCGCTCGTTCAGGCATCTCGTTTCGTGAAGAACGACCAGCGCGTCCCGCTATGGCAGCAAGCATACGAAAGGGACCTTCAGTTGCTCAATGGCGAAGACATACAGAAGATCATAGATAGGTCTTCAACCAGGAAGGAGGCGTAAAATGAGTTATTCAGAAGTCTTCGGCGGCGGAACCATCAATCCATCGCAGCGGACGTTTCTAAACCTTGTGTCTGCGGTAGACGTGACGCTCGAGTGGCCGCTCAATGCAGTCGCTGGAGATAACGTAGCAGCAGACATCATCAATGCTGACATGACTGCTCCAGGGTTGAACATCAATCTGAGTGATGCTCGTCAGGTCTCTAACGGATTCACGTCCCTCATCGTCAACATAGGGTCGCAGGACTTTACCGTCCGTGATGCACTCGGCGGAACAATCGTTTCACCGATTTCTGCGGTCGGTGGAACTGCTTGGTTCATCTACCTAGAGGACAACAGTACAGAGGATGGAACGTGGCAGACATTCCAACTCGGTGCGACGGTGTCTGTCGCCGATGCTGGTGCGCTCGCGGGTGCTGGCATCAAGGCGATCTCAACTTCGTTGAATCAACGCATCGTTCCTACGCTGACGTCTGCGACGCCGATAACATGGGTTGACGCTGACAGAGCGCAGTTCACAATCTGGGGCGGAGGCGTCGGTGTCTTAGATCTTCCTGCCCCAGGAACGGTCGGTGCTGACTGGTTCAGTATGATTCGCAACGAGGGAACGGGCATCCTTACGGTGACCCCTCCTTCTGGTCTGATCGACAGTGCGGCGACGCTCATTATGAATCCCGGAGACTCGGCGTTCATTGTGACCAACGGTACTGACTTCTTCACTATCGGCCTCGGCGGTTCAACGGTCGTCGGGTTTGATTTCGTGCAGATTGACATCTCCGGCTCTGGTGACTTCATCTTAACTGGCGTTCAGTTGAACCGAATCTCTTATGAGTTTGTTGGTCTGCTGACAGGTACTCGGAAGGTCGTTGTACCGAATACGATTCAGCAGTACTGGATCGGGAACTTTACGACCGGAGCGTTCACCTTTGAAATAGCGACGGCGGCTCAAGTCACGCCCATCCAGATCATTCAGAACAACAGAAGCATTCTATACTGCGACGGCACTGACGTCGTTGACGCTGAGACTGGTACACTCACTCCACCGATCACCATCGGTCAGGGCGGAACATCAGCGACAGACGCAGCGACGGCTCTGGCGAACCTCGGTGGTATCAGCGACACGCGCGAAGTGAACACTCAGTTGCTCAGTGGTCTAGGCGGAGGCGGCGACCTGTCAACGAACAGAGATTTGGTGCTAGATGTTGATAACCTGACAGTCGAACTAACGATTGATCTGTCCGCAGATGTGCTGGCGTTCTATGATGACGACGCTGGAGCAATGCGTAAGACGCCTCTGTCTAACATCGCGGCAATCACAATTGAAGAAGAAGGTGCGCCGCTCGCAACACTGGCGAACACACTGAACTTCACTGGCGGAATCGTTACAGCATCCGGAGCCGGAGCGACTAAGACCATTGACATCCCTATTGAGGCAAGCACCGTCTTCGGTAGAATGCTCAGAGGTGATGGAGCCGGTGGATGGGAAGAATGGAACGGAGCTAGACTCACGACCACTCCTACTGAACTGAGGGTGGACGGAGCAACGATCGTCGCTACTCCTAACCTGACCATCGAGACCAGTACAAATAACTACGGATGGTTCAGTGGCTTCAGTAATATCGTTTCCTTCAGTGGTGTCGGTACAGTTGACACGTTCAACCTCAGCGGGTTTGATACGATAGAGTTCGATGGCCCCTCTCTTAAACTGTGGGAACAAGGCTCAGCTCCTGGAGCAAACGAAGCCAGCTATGCTCAACTCTACCTGCGTACTGATCCATCCTACCCATACCTGATGCTCCAGCAGGACGATGGCAACGAAGTTCCCATTTGTGAACAGGGTACGTTCACTCTGGATTGGGATGACGGCTTCTCTGACGCCTCTAACGTCAACAACTACTTCTACACTCGCATCGGCAACTTTGTTCATGCGGTGCAGATCGGGTCCAACCTCGGTAACTCCAACGCGAACAACTGCGGCACGAGTACAGGTGTCCCGGTCGCATTGCGTCCAACGACGAACAGGTGGTGCGGAGTCGGGTCGTTCGTTGACAATGCTTCCATCATCTCGCTGTGCCAGCTACGTCTGAACACTGATGGCACGATGGATGCTTACATCCTGGACGGTACTTCTGACCCCGGAGAGTGGGGTAACTTCTGGACGACGTCTGGAGTCAAAGGACCGAACGCTGGCACGTCCTTCTCCTGGCTGATAGAGGACGCTTAGTATGCCAGAACTTCCAGTAAAAATTCGCTCAGCTCCAGGTATCAAGCGTGATGGGACGCAGCTTGAGGGTGAGAGCTACATAGACGGTCAGTGGTGTCGGTTTCAGCGTGGACGTCCGCGAAAGATGGGTGGATACCAGCGAGTGACAGACACTGTCCCAGAGTACGCACGAGGCATGACCAGCTTCAGTGCTGATGGTCTGCGTTACCTCCACATCGGTGGTGAGTCGCAGATCACTCAGTACGTTGTCTCCGGAGCAGGGACGCTCAGTGCGCAGAACGACAGGACTCCAGGAGGGTTCGTATCTCAGTTGGATCATCTGTGGCAGTTGGATCACTTCTACGACGGAGTGACGTTCACGACTGATGTCGTTGCTCATCCTGGTAGGAACCTGAACAATATCGACAACACAGTAGAAACCGACATATACATTGGCTCGGCAACTGCGGCCGGAGTACTGATTGACGCGACGCTGACCTCTGTCAGTGGCGGCATCGTCACCCTCGGACCGTACCTTATGTTCTACGGCAATAGTGGACAGATCGGCTGGTCAGACGTCAATGACCCCACGACATTGGACGGGGAAGCGTTCATTACTCAGCAGAAGGTTGTGAAAGGACTGCCTCTGCGCGGAGCAGGTCAGGGTCCGGCCGGTATCTTCTGGTCGTTGGATTCACTCATTCGTGCGGTATTCGTTGGCGGAACTCCAGTTTGGCAGTTCGATACACTCGCCAGTGACATCAGTATCTTGTCTTCGCAAGGAGTGGTTGAGTACGACGGGACGTTCTTCTGGCCTGGAGTAGATCGCTGGATGATGTTCAACGGTGTCGTGCGCGATATCCCGAACGACTTCAATGTCAATTACTTCTTTGACAATTTGAACTATACGCATCGGCAGAAGGTGTTCGGGTTCAAGGTTCCGCGCTTCGGTGAGATCTGGTGGTGCTACCCTAGAGGCAACGCTACTGAATGCACTCACGCGGTCATCTTCAACGTGAAGGAAGGGTACTGGTACGACACAGAACTTCCGCTTCAGGATGAGAACGCTCCATTGCCATCCTCAAGCGGAAGGAGCGCTGGAATCTATGCGAAGGTCTATAACAAGCCGTTCCTGGTCGGTCTTGAGAACGTAGGAACTATCTTCACTCCAACCTATGAACTCTGGCAGCATGAGACCGGAGTGGACAAAATTGCGCAGTCGCAGATTGACGCCATCCCGTCGCACTTTGAAACGGCAGAGATCGGAATGCCGGTAGATGATCAGCAGCCGAACAACGCTGAGATGAGGGTGGCGCGAATTGAACCAGACTTCGTTCAGTCCGGACCTATGGATGTCACTATTAAAGGTCGGGTGAATTCAAAGGCTCCGGTCGTTGAAGCGGCAGCGGCGACGTTCGAAGAGACAGCAGCAACTCCGACGGATGAGACGGTCAAGCTGCGTGAGATCCGCCGATTGATGAGCTTCAAGTTTGAGAGCAACGTTCAAGGCGGCAACTACGAGTTCGGTGAGACTCTTGCCCATATGGAACCGGCAGGAGACAGGGTAGAATCATGATCCTTGATCCGAGCTACATGGACGTCATCGAGTGGACCGATAGGCTCAACTCGTTTATTGAAATTGGAACTGGAACGGTACAGGTGTTGACTGAGCCTACGGAGTGGCAGGATTGGGCGATGAACTTAGTAGGCGATCCAGATTTAATCGGGCAAGATACTCCGAACCCGTATGACTTTGACAACTGGAGGGAGTGGGCAATGCTATTCTTTCTGACACAGGAATTAAACTGATGGGATTTCTAAGTAAGATTACTGACCCTCTTGGCATCACTAAGAAGGCGAAGAAGAAGCTGGAGAAGAAGATCGGCTTTGACTACGAAGATCCGTTTGGCTGGGAGAAGAAGACGGAGGAGAAGATCAAAGGCGCGCTCGGCTATGACTTTGAAAAGTTCAACTTCAAAAGTATGTGGGATCAGCTTAGAAAGAATCCGCAGAGGGCTCTGTATGGATCCTTTGACCCGTTCAGTACGAAGATGTGGAACGAGGCCCTCGGTACAGACTACGACCCCATCATCAATCAGCTCGGTGGACCGACCTCGCAGAGGTTCCAGGACTACATCGAGCAGGGAGGTGATCCGAGAGCCGCGAGTAACGCAGCGACGGCTCATCAGGTAGCTGCGGCGATCGCTTCCTGGTATGCTGGCGGAGCTCTCGGTGCATTGGCTCCAGGAGCAGGAGCAGCCGGAGCAGGAGCAGCCGGAGCAGGAGCAGGAACGGCTGGAGGGTTGACTCTCTCAGCAGCACAAGCAGCAGCACTCGGACGAGCAGCAGTCGCAGCGGGAGCATCTGCTGCCGATGAAGAGTTTGCTCCGAAGCCTGTAGAACAGCCGAAGCCGTGGGATCCACGGATGATGGCGATGCTAGGATTAGGACGGACATTTGGGTATGGAGCACAGAATCCTTACGGGTTTGAGAGAGGTGGCGAAGTGAAAGGTTACAAGAAAGGCGGAAGGGTTCAATTGGAAGGTCCAGCAGCCGCGAAGAAAGGCGAAGCGATGGTGAAAGACATCAGCCGCATTGCTGAGGTTCCAGGTGGGCTGAACATGCTCGTCACTATGGCAGCAGAAGAGCTTGGACTTGCTGGTAAGGAAGGGAAGAAGCTGCGGCTCTATAACATGGGTGACGGACGTCCTCAAGGGTACGCGCAAGGCGGTCTGTCTCAGATAATGGAACAGCAAGCTGAGAACGTTCGCGGTGCTGGCCGAGGTGATGACGAGATGCTCCTTCACGTCAGCCCGGAAGAGTATGATGCGATCACTTCCATGTGGGGTGAGCCGGACATCAACCCGAATACAGGGATCCCAGAGTATGGGTTCCTCAGTAAGTTGTGGAAGGGCATCAAGAAGACAGTGAAGAAGATCGTTAAGTCACCTCTCTTCAGCTTCATTGCCCCGATCGCGCTGAACATCTTTGCTCCAGGTCTCGGCTCTGCCATCGGCGGGATGCTCGGAGCAACCGGACAGACAGCAGCGACCATCGGCAACACACTTCTTCGCACTGGCATCGGCGCTGCATCCGGCGGGAAAGAAGGTGCAATCTCTGGCGCGTTGACCGGCCTGACTGCATCTGGTGTCGGTGGGAAGCTCGGTGAAATGGCAGGGATGGAAGGCAACATTGCGAAGGTCGCCGGTGATGCGGTTCTCGGTGGAATAGCTGGAGAAGGTACTGGCGTCGGCTTCGCTCAGGGTGCGCTCGGTCAAGGTATGGCGTCGCTCGCTGGCAACCCGATGCAGCAGATGGAGCAGAAGATCACTGACGTCGGTCGTGACATCTTCAATCCGGCTGAGACAGGCATCGGTGGAGGCGTTCAGCTTGGAGAGGGCATGAGCCCAGTCGCACAGGAAGCGCAAGATCCATTCGGCATCGAAGGGTATGGAGCGCCGGAGGGTGGACCGATGAGTCCGATTCCCGCTGCTCCACCGACAGACACTGTACTCGGCAACATCAGTCAGCCGGGGATGTGGGATCGAGGAATGGACTGGGTCAAAGACAATCCATGGCTCGCGGCTGGCGGAGCGCTTGCACTAGGTAGCGCATTCGGCGGAGGCGGACAAGAAGGAGGCGGACCTCCAAGTTCTATCGTTGGAATGGATACCAACTTCAATGATCCTATGGCGAACCTGTCATTCAACCGTGAACTGTTGCCGGTCGAAGACTACTACTCCTATGGTCGCACGTCAGGTGGTCAGCCGGGAGAAGCAACTTTCTTCGGTGGAAACGCTATCACCAATGTCGGTCCTCCAGGAGGTGGATACACTCCTCCAGGCATGGGACCTCCGGGCAGAGGCGGAAGAGGCAGAGGCGGCGGAGGTCGTGGTGGAGGTCGCAGAGGACCGAACCAAGGAGGCGCTCCGACAGGGTACATGCCTCCAGGTCTTGGCGGTCTGCCTGATGTTGAAGGAGCGAGACCAATTCCACAAGGCATCAACGGTTTCATAGCGAAGGTAGCTATGCAGAACCAAGGATGGACGATCGATGAAGTGAACGGCATGATGTATCCGCCTGGAAGCTTCGGTGTTCAAGGTGGCGCGGAAGGTGGATACGTCGGGCAGTACGCACTCGGCGGTCTCGTTCGGAAGTACCAGTCCGGCGGTCATGTTCGTGGTCCCGGTACTGGTAGGAGCGATGAGATCCCGGCAGTCCTCAGTGATGGGGAGTTCGTAATAGATAGCGAGACGGTCGCGCTGCTCGGCGATGGCAGTACTGACGCTGGAGCGCGGAGGCTGGAGGAGATGCGCAAGAACCTCCGGCAGCATAAGTCAAAGAACCTTGCGAAAGGAGGCTTCAGTCATGCTGCTAAGACGCCAGAGAAGTACATGGCGGAAGGCGGCGAAGTCACTACTAGCAAGGCAGCGTTGAAAGACCTGAAGCGGTTCGCTAACAAGTTGGAAGCAGCCATCAATTCCGGCAACAAGAAGCGCGTCGCGGAGATCACATCCCAACTCAAGTCTCTGGATGGCGGCAACGACATCGTCGCTGGACTGGCGAAGGGAGGAAGCGTCAAGCGCATCATTGACACCCTGGAGCGTACAGCAAGTGACCCAGAGACAACCGGAACAACTGGTCCCCGCGAACGCAGAGCAAAGGAACGACGCAAGAAGGCACGAGAGAAGGGTAAAGGTAGACGTTTGACTGACAAAGAACGTTCAGATCTAGCCGAGGAACTCGGAGGGTTCAAGAAGAATTCTAGGTTCATAAGGAACTTAAGAAAGCAACTGAAAGAAGCTAAGGAGACAAGCTGATGCCTGTCAATGACTTTTTATTTGAAGGAAGACCGCCTCCATCTGTTTCTACATGGGGAGAAACGGTTGAGAACATGCCGAAGTGGCTGTCTGACTACACGAAGGGACTGATTGATCGTGCGAATGCCATCGGCTCTGAAGGCTATCAGCCGTATGGAGGTCCGCGAATAGCAGACTTCACTCCGGAGGAAGAGGCAGCGTTCGGCATGACCGAACAGAACGTGGGAGCCTATCAGCCGTATCTGGATGCCGCAGGACAGACGCTCGGTGGTGGACTGTCACAAGCGTACGGAATGCTCGGTGAAGGAACTTCACAGTTCCCAGATCAGGTCGGCCGGTACATGGACCCATTCATAGGTCATGTGCTGAACCGTCAAGCTGATCTAGCGTCGCGAGGATTCGCTGAACGGACATTGCCTGAACTACAGGGTGCGTTCACTCGTGCTGGTCATTTCGGCAGTGACCGCATGATGGACCTCGCTGGCAGAGCGACGCGTGACTTCAGTGAGAGCTTGACGGATCAGCAACTCGCTGCTCTGTCTGGTGGATACGGTCAGGCGGCAGACATCTTCGGTGCGGATGCTGCCAGAGCGCTCCAGGGTGCAGGGATCGCCGGCGAACTCGGCGTTCAAGGCTCAAGACAGATGGGAGCCCTCGGTGAGATGGCGTCCAGGATGGGCTATGGTGACGCGGCAGCGATGGAAGCAGTCGGAAGAACAAGGCGCGGAATGGATCAGAGCAGTCTGGATCTTGCGTACCAAGACTTCCAGCGTCAGCGCGACTATCCACGGAACACAATCGACTGGATGTCTAGTGTTATACGCGGACTGCCGTACGACAGAGCAAGAATCGAACAGTCCTACGGACCGATGGCTCATCTGGCATACGCACCATCTCAAGCCAGTCAGCTCGGCTCGCTGTTCTCAACGGGGATGGGCGTCTGGGATCAGTTCCGCAACCCCGGAGAAGGCAACGCGAAAGGTGGACTCGTTCAGTACGCGGAGGGAGGCTTCGTAGAGAAAGAAGCTGATCCTCACTGGCTGAAACGAACAGAAGGATGGGGAGATATCTAATGTCAGCAACTGAACAGGACGTCCTATCGGTATTGTCAAACATCGGCAACCCTCAGTCGTCCGATGAGAGTCTAGACTACGCTCGGCAGATCCTAGCGCAGTACCAGATGGGATTGCCTGGACCTGAGCAAGAAGCGCTCGAAGATCTGCGTGAACAGCAAGCTGACGTCCGTGGAGCGCTGGAAAGGGCTCGTGAAAGAATCATGGAGTTACGAGGCCCGAGCAGAGCGGAGAAGTGGCTGGCTCTGGGTCGTGGGCTCGGGCAGACTACGAAGGCAGGAAGCATCGGTGAGACTGCGGCGAACGTGGCTGAACAGATGCAACCACTCGCAGCGAGACAGACTGCGTTTGATGCTAGTCAAGCATCGAGCCTCAGCGATCTGGATCTTGCGCTGGCTCAGGTCAATGCGCCTGTGACTCAGGCTGAGTTCCAAATAGCGAAGCTTCAGTTCGAGCAAGAAGGACGGATGGCCCAGGAAGCATTGAAGACGATCCGCGGAGCAGGAACCAGTGGAGGCAGTCGTACGAGAGAGCCGAAGATACAAGACCTGATGAACCTTCATGGGTGGAAGCGAGCTGATGCGGCTGCTCTGGTGGATGGCTTCGTCGGTATTGAGATGGTCCCAGAGCTAGGCGTCGGTCGCATCGTGAATGAGATCACGGGCACAGTTCACGAGATCCCATTGGAACAGATGGATGACTTCATGGGCTACTTCCCAGACGATGACGATAGCAGACCGAGCAACGTACCGGGTGACAGTAGAGAGAACGCGGCGTCTGACTACCGCACAGACATTGAAAAGATGGCGGACGACATCGTTATGCAGCGCATCGATGAAGGCACGTCACTCTGGGATATGGCTGGAGTATCCACTGGTCCATGGGCTCAGGCACGAGTCGGAGCGTCATACCTCACGTCTTTGTTCGGCGCTGATACATGGGTCGCAACGAAGACTATTGAAGGCAGACAGGGACTGAAGCTGCGGTCACGTGATCTGGCGAGGGTTCTCATTGACAACCCACGGATGCCGGTCAAGTTGATTGAGATGGCGATTGAAGAAGCGGCGCTGGAAGACTCGGTCATTGACACGCCTGACCTCATGCAGACGCGGCTCGTTGCACTGGACAGGGAACTCTGGGACAGATACCTAGACGCCGCTGAAGGCGCGCAGGATCCAGGCATTGACCCCACTGAACGCGCGGACATGAAACAGAACGCACGATACCTCGCTATCTTCCTGCGAGACTTGCGTGTACCAGTTGAAAGACAGAAGAGGCGGACGAGAGTGCTGCCTGATGGGACCATGATTGGTGATGAGTCCGAAGACGAGACGGTGGATAAGTACGCGACGCCTCCGCCTGGATGGACAGGAACAGAACTGCAATGGAAGCTCGTTCCACCAGAGAAGAAGTTTCACTGGGACGCGTTCTATGAAGTAGAAGGAGTAGAATTCTAATGGCAGCATCAGAAGACGAAGTACGCGCACAGATACAGGCTGAGGCGGCAGAGCGCGAGCGTCTGTACCTTGACTCTCAGCGCAGAGCGGAACAGCTTGATGAGCCCATGGAGGAGTTCGGTCATGGTGCTGCGCTCGGGATGGCTAATACGTTCGGAATACCAGTGGACGCGGCGAATGCCATTATGAACGCGGCAGGAATCCAGTCGGATGCTCCATTTGGGTCCGGCGATAGCATCATGGACCTGATGGAGTTCGTGGGTGCTGCGCCTGAAGATTCACCAGACGAGCCAGTCGGTCCACTCGGAAGATCAGGCGAAGCTGTCGGTATGGCAGCAGTCATCACCCCGGCTATGCTGGCTCCGTTCATTGAGATGGCGATGGACCCGAACTTTGAAACACGACAGGCACAACAGACCAGAGCGTTCTACGGTGGACCAGAAGACAGCCCGACTCGTATACCTCGTTCTCGTGCTGCTCGTGCTGCGTTCCTTATGAAGCAACTCGGCCAACAGATCACGCGAACGGCAGTAGAGAACCCGAAGTTGTTCGCGGCTTCTGAGCTCGCTGGTTCTGCGGCTGCTGGATATGCAATGGGGAAGGTTGAAGAAGGCGGCGGAACTCCTACGCAGCAGACGGTCGCTGGACTCGGTGCTGGTGTCGGTTCGTCGCTGACGGTCGCTGGACTCCCACGTGGATTGATGAATATGTGGCGATGGGGAATGCGGAATGCCTTCCCGTTCACCGAAGCTGGAGGTAGTGCCAGAGCAGCGGCTCAAGTACAGGCGAGAACAGAGAACATCCCGGGAGCAGTGGCAGCGATTGACGAGGCTCCGCCTGGAGTAACTCCTGCCCGAGCAACCGGCGAACAGAGGTTGATGGCTCAGGAACAGCGTATGATCGATGATGATCCAGCATTGGATCTGCTCGTGCGCGAAGACCTTGAAGGTGCAGTGCGTCGGTCACAGAATGAACTGCGCGGTCTGTATGAAACGCCGAGAGGGAAGGCTGACTGGGAATACACTGTGATGCAGCGTATAGCGCCAGACGGCACTGAGATCAACCCTTCAACGACCGATGACATGCTTGATCAGGTCTACGATTCCTTCAAGCCTCTGTACGAAGTGGCGAAAGGCTTTCCCATACGGAACCGACTGATCACGGATGCAACGACGTCGCTCGATACGCAGATGGCGAACGTATCTAGGAGTCGAGCGGTGATGGCTGGCAACGGTACACGCAAGCAGGTCCGGTCGTGGCTTGAGAACCAGATGGAAGGACTGCGCGGTAAGAGCAGAACACTACAGGGTGAGAGCGATAGGTTCTACCGGAGTGATGACTTGCTTGAAATGCGCAGCAGAGTTCGGCAGGAGATACGCAAGCAACGCAAGTCTACGACGTCAGGCTCCAACGAGCGAGCTGACCTACTTGAGATCGCAGAGCAGCGCATCACAGGTCTGCTCCATGACCAGATGCCGGAAGAAGCATTGCAAGGTTTGAAGTTCGCCGATGATCACTACCGCAACTATAAGATCCTCGAGGATGCAGTCTACCGTTCCGGCGAGGGAGGCCTCAGCCCGAATGGTCTGCTCACTGCCATCCGTGGTTCAGCTTCTTCTCATGGGTCGTATGCTCGCGGCGAAGCAATGGAGCTCAGGTCACTGGCTCAGTCTGGTCGGCAGATAGATCGGCTGATGAACAACCCGGAGCAGGTCGGCCGAATGGTTCAGAACATGGCAGCAGACGACGTTGATAACTTGAAGTCGCAGTTCATGGAAGAGCTATTCCGCAAGTCTATTCCGCAGAACCAGTTCGGTCCTGACGGCGAGGAGCTGATCTCTGGCCTCCGCCTCCAGGGTAACAGGAACAAGTTCATGCGAACTGCTAGAGCGCTCGGCTTTGACGATGACGAGATCAGTCGGCTCGACCAGATCATTGCGCAGATACGTGTCGTTGAAAAGAACCCCGAGGCAGCGGTCGCTCAGTTGTTTGAGGACGGACCGTCTACTATCATGGAACTCGGTGCGGTGCTGCTCGGTGCGAAGTCTGGTCAACGACTAGCTGAAGGCGGCATCGGTTCGTCCATGGTCATGGCGTCGTATGGTGCGAACAAGTGGCGAGGCTTCCTAGGTAAGTTCACGTCGGATCAAGCAGAACGGTTGATGCGTGAAGCAGTGCGTGACCCTGAGAAGTTCAAGGCTCTGCTGCTCCAGCCCGGAGCGCTACCGGCCGAGAAGAACAAGGCTTTCCAACTGCTGATGACTGCTATGGCTCAG